CACAGTTGCTATTTCAGAAAAAATGAATTTTGCTTCTTGAGCAAATTCGCGATAAGTACATTCGCTAAAATCGAATGCTGTACATTCCATACTGTACAAGATTTCTTTTGCTGTAGGCTCATCTACACCACAGACTTTCATAATTCGATTTGTATAAGTTTCCCATATTGACATACTATTTCCTCTCATTTAATAAGTATATCATACACTATATAAATAGGGATGTACACAGTTATTTTCAATTAATTTGATTTTTTTTACATTTAATGTGTATGTGTTACATAAATGATACAGTGAGATATAATGAATAAACTACATTTAGAAGTCGACAAGAATGGTAAAAAACTATTCCATGCCGCAAAAGAAACTAAGCCTCAATATCATGAGCTTTCAAGAGATCGAACATTTCCTACTGAAGAAGACATGGCATGTGAAGCACAGCTATCTGCATTAGGTGTTTTCGAGCCTTTAGATATTAATATAAATGGTTGGGAAAAGGATGAAAAATTACTTAAAGATTATTGGGTACCTTTTCAGCCAAAAAAAGGTAAATCAAATGATAGAGAAAGTATATTAATTTATGGTCCTAAAGATTCTCATCCCTCAGATCCGTGTGGATTAGCACAGCTAGCAAGAATACATGGTTCTAAACCAAGTGAGATGTCTATGACATATGCAACTGAAGCTAAAGATAAAGTTCAGTGTCTTACAGAAGCTTTAGATTATTTTGATTTCGGTAGAACATTTTTAGTTCGTCTTAATGCAGGTGGACATTATCCACCACATCGAGATCATATGTTATTAACCAGGCCTACTTATAGGCTTATAGCTTTTTTAGGAGATTCTACTGGTCCATTAAGATGGGAGGTAGAAGATAATTTAGTACACTTTGAACCTAACACACTATATTACGTCGATACAAGAAAAACGCATAGGCTATGGAGCTCAGCTCATAGAAGTTCAATGCTTGTTTGCAATGTAAAAAAAGATTGGCAAAATGTACTGAGGCTTATGACTAGATTAAAATATCAAGGGTAAATTTTTGAATAATCAGTAGCTATCCTATGCAATAGGCGATCTTCCATTCCGTCGAATGCCCATCTTTTATGAATACTTAACCATTGATCACTTATCACAATATCACCGTCTTCCCATTCATGATCATAACGATACTTATCTTTTAACGCATGCTCAGTTAAAATAGGCATCATACGTTCAAAGTCGCCGTCTCTACCTGTTGCAAATTCCATAATTTGTAAGAATGGAAAAAACAAACCTGTGTATCCACCTGGATTTGTCATTACAATATCATATGGTAAATCTCTATTTACATGCTCTTTATATCTAGATGTAGATGATATAGTACCAGCCTTATATCCACAATAAACTTCTATTGTTCTTAAGTATGATTGTGAATGTTCAGACAAATCATTATATACATCAATCATATTGATCCAAGATGTTTTAGATCCTTTAGTACCTTTAACACCATATAACCATACAATAGATTTTCTATTCGGTTCACTAGGTTTATTACAATGCCAATCTAAAGTATCTTTATGGCCGAACAGGCCTTCACGTCCTCGTTCGTTCTTTTCACCAGTAACTCTTGCAATTCCAGATATTTCACTAACGTCTTTATTCTTTTTATCTAATAATGCATTACCTAATGTTTCTTCAACTTCTCCTGCAACACCACAAATTCTTAACTGATCTTCAGTAGTTAAATTTTGATTTTTTAAAACAACAACAGTATGCTTTGCGACGTCTTTAAAAATCTCTACAATCTTTTCGTCAGACATTTTGCTAATGTCATCGTGATATGTTTTAACCCAATCACTCATAGCAATGCTCGTAATCAAATGAAAGTCTATACAAAAATCTATCTCCTTTTACTTCGTTTCGTTTATGTATACTGTGAAATTGATCCATAAAAATAAAATCGCCAGGTTGCCATGTATCGTGATGATAAATGTATTTTTCTTGAAATACATGGTTCAGTAAGTATTCTTTCAACCATGCGGAATCTAATTCAGCACCGCTTCTTCTCCACATTTCTGTAATATAATGAAAGCTAAAATATAATCCTTTGACTGTATCGTATGGATGATCATATACTAATGACTTAAGTACGCCTTTAGGATATATTCTGCTATTATCAAACATGCGTAATTCTCTATCACCCTTTTCTAAATGATAGAATGTATTATTTTTAAACATAAACGTACAATCAACATCGTCAACTATTTCTTTTATATCTTCTGGCAAATCTAAATATGCTTGCCTAGTATCACAAAAACTAGTAATACTATCTTCACCAGGTTTTATACAATATAAAGCAACACAACACTCTTTTCCTGATGGACGTGCATTACCATTTGAATGCCAATCTAATTCTTTATCAGCAAAGATACCAATCTTCTTACCTTCTTTTCTTTCATTTGTTACTCTAAAAAGGCCTGGATAATCTGGATGCATAAAAAACTGTTTTGGTTTTAGAACATTACCAATAGTTTCACATACTCTTAAAATATCTTTTTCATGTAGATTTTGATTTCTAACTACTATTATATTATCATCTTTTATAGATCTACCGAATGATTTAATCTCTTCTTCTGACATTTGATTAAAGTCAATGTCAGTGTGTTCAGTCATTACACTCATACTAAAACTCTTTCATTACCTGGAATATTTTTAAAAAATACTCCTACAATTACAACTATTCTCCATTGATTTTTATTCACTACTCTATGAGGCCAACCTTGATTAATAAAGTAAGTATGTCCTTCTTCTAGCTTGTGTGATTGTTTCCCTTGTCTATTTTTTGTTTCAAAATAACTTTCAGAAGATTGCACTATAGTTTGTGTTCTACATAACACGCTAGTATCAGTATCTATATGCCAGTTTAAACTATGTTCAGGAGCCATTACAGATATCCTTGCTCTGTAATATTTTTCTTCTCCATACAATTTATCAAAATACCTTTTAATTTCTGTACAATCGATGTCATCTCTCCATTCTGTATAGAGAGTCTCATCCATCTCTGCACCGCTACCTTCAGGTAATTTTTGCAAAACTATTTGTCTATAGTTTGAATCTACACCTTGTTTAAAATTATCTACTGATTCACAATGCTTAGATACTTCATACAAATCTCCACCTAAATCATCTGCCAAATATGTATTAGTTATATTTTTAATAGAGTCAATAAATTCTTGTGATACATTATCATCAATTGACATACACTCAGTGACCTGTGTTCTTCTTGGTCCATGTGATGATAATACACGTTGTCTTTGTGTACTTTTAATTGGGCAAGGTTCCATAAAGCTCCCTTCCATAATCTGTATCTGTGAATACATTTCTAGGATCGAATGCTACTCTATGTAGTACTCTCTCATCCATTTCCTCGAATGGCCATCGTTTATGCTGTGATAACCATTGTTCATTAAAGATTATATCTCCATCTTCCCAATCATGATGGTATATGTATTTATCTTGAATGCAATGTTCTTTTAAATAGTTTTTCCAATGCTCAAAATATTCTTCTGATTTACCTACAAAATGAAAGGTTTGCCAAAATGGAATAAAGAGACCTGTTTTACCCATTTCATTAGTTCTGACCAATGGTATTTCATTATCATAATTCATATGCTCTCTATGAAAAGGAGAATCGGTGTAAGAGTTCTTTTTATATCCACATATTATTTTTATATCCAATAGTTCTTCTTTTGCATGTTCAGGTAAATCTTCCCAAGCATCAATCATATTCATAAAAGAAGTTCGTGAACCTTTTGTTCCTTGTACACCAAAAATAGTTATTATTGGCTTTCTTTCAGGATTACTAGCTTTGTTCACATGCCATTCTAATACATGCTTATGACCAAAAATACCTCTATGACCTTTTTCATCTTTTTTACCTGTCACTCTTACTACGCCATTAATAACGCTTATGCCTTCTGTTCTACCAGGGATCCATGTAGGCTGCACATCTCCTATAGTTTGACATATTTTTAATTGTTCTTCAGGTGTTAGTTTTTGATTTTTTAAAACGACTGTCGTATGCGTATATAAATCTCTAGTTAAGTCTTTTAAATCATCATCAGAATATTCTCTTAAATCGCCTTCTAAAAATTTTGCTTTCATATTATTTCCATTCATTCATTTCATATCTTAGCTGCCATTCATCGGTCGCCATACTAGGTATATTAATTAATTTATTGCCGTGCACACCTAAATTTTGCCAAGAGTTTGTGGATGTCTGGTACATACCAGGTAATAATTTCCAATCATGTTTTAATAGTCTATTGCATTTTTTAAAGAATTGATCTAAATTACCTCTATGTGTCAGTTTTTCCATAGTTATTATTAATGCTTCTTCACGTTCAGATACATATTTCATTTGTTCCTGTAGCATTAGCATAACAGGAGCTTTTTTATTTTCGTATTCATATCTTATATGTATTCGTCTAATATCTGGATGATAAAAGGTTCTAGTCATAAGCCTTATGCAATTATATTTTTTAAATCTTTTATGATCAATTGCAGCAAAGGCTATAACTTTATCATTCTCTGTCATGATAGTCCAATACAAATAATCATCAATAGTGTTTATAACACTAGATTTACTATTGTCAAACCAATTAGAATTTGTATCGTTTAATTTATTAAATTTTTTTATTTGACTTATAAATTCTTTTTTACCAATATCATCAAGTGATAATATCATCTTTTTACTTTTCCAACATATCTTATAAACAATGCTGTAGGATCAAATTGCCACCATTCTTTTCCTATTTTATAACTACTCGGAGATCTATGATGGTTTGCATGCCATCCTTCACCGGCTGTTAATATATTTGCTATGATAGAATTTGTAGGACCTTCTTTATGACCAAGTATATTCAATAACCCATAACCGTGAAATGCTAATATAACCGGAATTGCGTATCCAAATATTAATAGCATTGGATGTATCAATAGCAATACTAATATAATAATTAGATTTAATTTAAAATAGTTTTTATGAAACCATCGTATCATTGGATCACGCCATAGTGTTTTAATAAATCTTCTTTTAATCTTAGATTCATATCCCCATGTATTTACGTAAACTGCCCACTTGCCTAAACGATGATAGCTATGTGGATCATTCTCTTTATCAGAATATGCATGATGTTGTTTATGAACTGCAGCCCACGTTAAAGCAGGTCCTGCTCCTGAAAAAATGCCAAAGAAGTTAATTAAAACCTGATGTACTTTATTACATTCAAATGTTTTATGCGAATAGTATCTATGGTAACCTCCTGAGATTGCAACGATTGCAATAACGTACCACCATAAAAAACCACACAGAAACATCCACCAGGCGCCAGATAAGAACGCTGGAATGAGTAATGCGTGGCAGAAGATGTGATTAATTAGAAGTTTTGTTGTATTATGCATTATAATATTTATAACTAAAAATGGGGAGCTGACCGTGGCTCCCCGCGAGGTTATTTCTGGCTCCTACCCCGTGACTCAGCTTAAGTGCTGAATTAGAATGCGAATGATACGCCGAGTGTTGCATCGCCGAATTCAAGATCTGCATCTGTACCGATTTCTCCGTACGCGCGTAGACCTGTACCTCCGATTGTATATCCCGCTTCGAGATCTACTCCCTGAAATACGTCACCTGCATTCAAGTTAATAACATCAAAAGTTGTTGATGCTTTAAAGTCAGTTCCCCAAGCATTCATACCGACTGATGGAATAAAATCCATAGCCCATAGCTCAGTTCCTGTATCATAATTTAAGTCAGCTTTTCCGCCTGCGGATAAAGTCTGACCAGCTACTGTGAGGTCCATAGCAGAAACTGCTGAGGACGCCATAATAAGAGTTGCTGCTAGTGTTGCTGCAATTTTCATAATCGTTTTTCCTTTGTTGTCTATTTACGATTCCAGATTTCATAGAGTACCCAAACGGCCACTAAACCTACGAGTCCCTGTGATCCTAACATTGCTACTATTCCGCTAACGTTAGTTATCACGCTCGCAGTTGGCAGAAACGGCATTAAAGATGAACTAAGGCCTAAGACCTCAATTACTATCATAAGTGCTGCTATCGAAATACCGACCTCAGCAAGTGTACCTGCCCATGTTTTAACTTTGTTTAAGATTTCCATATAATCTCCCCTTTCTTATATGTTACCACTTTTCTGTTGCTAGGTAAGTGGTCAACCCCCTGTGATTAAGCGGCTAGCGCGAATCCAGATGGTGCAAAATTATTGTTTGCATTTATGTTCTGTAAACTAAATACTATGTCGATCCTATCTCAGCCCCATCAAGAACATACCAAATTTTGACTACTGGCTCTAAGGCTCATTGTCATTTTATGATATGCTCATGGTGGAGCTGCTCGGTACTGCCCCGAGGTCCATACTATCTTTATAACGTCTACATTAATATTTATTAAAGTTAAGTATACAGTAATAAATATTTTAAGGGAGTGTGACATTTATGTCACAGTTGGTTATCATGCACATAAAGTTGTATCAAAGCATAATGTAATACTTTTAACAGATCTTTACGAGCATCATCTCGTGATCCTTTCTTTCCATATCGATTTGAATACTTATCAACGTTACCCATACAGAAACCTGTACCATGCCCACGTTCGATAATCACTTCAGTTGATTGAAACTTATTAGTAGCATAATGCCCTTTATATGTTTCATCAATATAATTTTTAAACTCATCAATTAGATTAGATTCATTAAATTTATAATCTATATTCATTCCCAAACTCCATCATAATTATAAAAGATATGTCTACCAATAGTTCTTGTCATAAACATACCATCAGCTTTACTCCACCATGGAGATACGTAATCAGCATGATAATATATTGCATCATATGTATAGTCTGGTGTATCTCCATGCATAACTTCTATTGCAATCTTCTTAGCTTTATTCCAAGCTTTATAATCGCGAGGACGTGGATCATCGATAGTATGAGTCCAACTAAATTGCTTTGGTTGAAAAACAACTTCGCAAACACTGTTAGGAAATTGTTCATGGTGGACTCTATTCATAACAACATGAGCAACTGCGTATTGACCTTTTATAGGTTCACCACGAGCTTCGTGATAAATGTTAGCAGTCATACAGTCTACTGTTTCTCTAAAGTCTACAACACCAATCCACGCACAACTAGCTACGGAAATAATAGATATCGCAGAAAAAATACCACCAATTCTGTTTATTGTTTTATTCATAATTTATATTCTATCACAAAATAAATCGTTTGTACACAGTTAATTTAACTTTTTTATACCTAAAGCCCAATTTTCTGCTGCATCTTCTACATACCTTAATGATTTACCTGGAAAGTCTTCGCTATCAAAACGCGAACCATTTTCTTCATGGTAAGTAATGTAAGCATATTCTTCTTTAAAGTTAAAGTGAACCTCACAATATTGCCCCTCGTTAGGAGCATCGGCGTAGTATGTATGAAGATGTTTATTCATTGTACGTAGTCCTTTATCGTTGGAAAGATTTGTGTTATAGACTCAGCAATTGCCGTTGCCAATTCCATATGCTCTTTTTGTGTACCATTGTCCGATCGTAACTCAACGTAATGTATCCAACTTCGAATAGTTCCGTTGACGTATAACTTTGAGACAGTGTTGCCTTCAGGGAGAACAGCCCTAGCTTGTTCTTTTGCGATTCCATTTTCTATTGCCCAATCATATGCTTCTTTTGCAGCTCTTATAACAGCATTTTGTTTAGCATCCCATAGCATACTTAATCGCTCATCATTATTTTCTATACTATTTTGACGATTCTTTGTATCTTGTAACCTTGCTTCTCTTAGAACAAAATTATCATCAAGATCCCGGATATCAGCATACCGCTGAGAAAACTCTTGAAATGAAAATGATCTGTGCCTGAGGAGTTGCCTTGCAATGTCTCTTGTTGTTTCGATTTCGATACAGGCTGATGCCATTTCGAATGGCGACCAGTGCTTGTGTTTGATGAGATATCCAAGTAACTTTGACGTTGTTTTGGTGTTAGCTTGGTTCGATGGGTTGGAGACACGGGCACAATACGCGACGAGGTCTTGGATGTTTTCCAATCCCATGATTCCAGGTTCGCCTGAGTGTATGTGCCGTACAGGTTGTGAGTATGAGATGAGACGTGCACGCATTATCTTCCTTGTCCTCGGTATTTCTTGTAACTTCTTTTCTTTGATTTATTCATAGAAGAAGATTTAATACTTCCATTACCTTGAGATGTCTTTTTATATTTAGATCTTGACCAGGTACTTGATATAGTACCAACCATCACTTTAGCCATTATATTTCCTTGTCATTGTATCATTTCCTTCAGGTAAACACATGATAGCTTCTATTCTATCATTGAATCCACCTTTTGCTATTACTTCAATAGCGAGTGTGCCTGCATTCTCTGCATTCATTACATATTCAACACATTCATTTTTAGTTTCAAATTTTAGAGTTTTTATTCCCCATGGACCTGGTGTATTGAGAGTTATTAAAACTATTAACCACTTCATTCGTGTTCGCCACCGTTTCCACGTATATTATAATTTTGTGGTGCAGTATATTTTTCTGCACTATCGTATACTATGGCTGTAATAAAGATACCAAAGACCACTAGTAAATGTCCACCTGCAGATACTCCGAATGCATACGGATTATTTATTATGGCTGCAAAGATACCACTCCACATAATAGACAATATTGAAAAGACCATCAATCCTAACTGTGGTGGAAGGCCACGAAGAGGAGAGTTCTTAATAGTCATTATACCGTTCCATGCATCCTTCATACCTAAAATAGTTGTTCCCCATCCTATAGGTTTCACTTTATCCTTCATTTGTTTTCCTTTACGTTTATGTTACTTGGATTATATTGTTCACCATTGTACTTACTACCTGTTGCATTAGGTCCAGTTTCTACACCATTGTTACATGCAAATAGTACAACAAAAAGGAATATTATAGAAACTACTACAACTCTCTTAGTCCATACTATAAACTCTACAAATGTTTTTTCAGCTTCCTCTTGTGCAGCTTTCTTTACATCTAATTCCATTCTACTGGCTCCACCCATGGATAACAAGGTACAATACTTTGTTTGCAATATTTAGCATTGTCTACTAGTAATACTGGTAATATTAAAATAACGAATACACAAAATAAAAAAGGCCACATTATTCCTTTCATCACTTACTCCATTTTAAAGTTATTAAATTTTTCTTGTGCCGTGGAATTATCAAAAACTGGTACATCTTGTACTAAGTTTTGTTGTGATTCAGCCACATCAAATATTTTCATACGTGATCTATCTATACCGACCACAAACCTCTTATGTGCAGCAGGATCATTATAACGATTCTTAAGTTGCTTGATCATGATCTGTCCTTGTGATTCTAACTCTTCATTAGAAACTAAGGCAAACATTAGATCCGCCGTTGCGGGTAATCCAAAAGACTCGGACGTATCTTCAAGCCCAGGATCTGAGCTGCCATAACCACTACGCGTCGTCTGAGTTGCAGATACGATCGGAACGTCAAACTCGACCGCCAGACCACGTAACTCTTCAGCAATTGCTTTGATATATGTATATGAATTGATAGATCCTCCCATTGCTTTCATACGAGAAGATGCACAGATATTCAAGTAATCGATGAATATCATATCAGGTACAAACTTCTTCTTTAGTTTAAGTTCGTTAAGTAATGCACGAAAGTGATTGCTATGTGCAGAACCGGTTGGATATTCTTTTACAATCAGCTTACCATTTGTCATCTTCTTAAGTTTTGCAATCTTGTTAGAAAACATATCAAATGATAAGTTAGCTATCTGATCTAATGGAACATCAAGTAAATTAGCATCGATTCTTTCGGCGATACGTTCTTCTGACATTTCCATTGTAATGTATAAGACATTCTTACCTTGTGCTAGAACGCTGCCAGCAACATGGCACATAAATAAAGATTTACCAACGCCAGTGCCAGCCAAAGCAATATTAAGTGTTTTATTGGGTAAACCACCTTTAGTGATGAGATTAAGTTTTTCAATATCAAACTCTATCCTTTCTTCTTGTGCGTGGTAGAAATCAAACCTTTCAGAGAATGATTCAATATAGTCATGACCGATGTTTGTATCGAATGATACAGCCAAAGCTTTCTGTAATAAATCAGGCAATGCATTCTTAGATAATGTTTTATGTTTACCATCGA